ATGATATCACTCCAACAAATCCCCTCTTTAAGAGGGGTTATCTTATTTGAGGGTAAAAGTTTAATAGACGGATGCCCGATCGTAGCCATAGCAACCCTTCAAAGTAGCAATAAAAAAACTGGGAACATGGTTCAAACGTGGATTTTACGTCAAGACGTGCCACCACTAGAAGCACTAAAAAATGGATCTGATATTTCTATTTGTGGAGATTGTAAACATCGAAAAAACCCAACCACGAAAAAACGATCCTGTTATGTCAACGTAGGACAGGCACCAAATCAAATCTATCGTAGCTATAAAAAAGGGTTATATCCCTTAGCTACTAAAGAGGATCTAAAAGCCATCGCAAGTTTTCGATTAATTAGATTGGGAGCGTATGGCGATCCGTACGCAGTACCATGCCACATATGGGATAGCATAGTAAAACCTGCTAAGGGTAACACGGGCTACACTCATCAATGGCATAAAAGCCTGGAATCAGAGAATGCCAGGCATTGTATGGCATCGGTTGACAATCTTGACGAATACGAAAAAGCAACCTCTCAAGGTTGGAGGACTTTTCGGGTGTTAAAGCAACATGAAAAACCCCATAAAGATGAGATAATATGCCCAGCAACTAAAGAAGGTGGTAACGGTATAAAACACTTGATAACCTGCTCCGATTGTCTTCTGTGCTGTGGAAATAAAAAGAACGCTAAGAATGTAGCCGTGTACGTTCACGGCTCAGGGGCTACGAATTTCAAATAAAAAAGTATCGAGTTTGTATACATTCGGTACGTTTACCCTAGGTTTAGGAGGATAAAACCATGATTAAAAAAAACGATTATACCCCGTGGGGTAAGGCTCAAGAAGTTACCCAAATATTTGATAATATTTGGATGATTGAAACCGCCTCTCACGGCGGGTTATATATAGCCGATGAGCTAGCATCGATTATCCCTCAATCCTTTATCGATAATACTTTCTTAAAATATAGAAACTGGTACGAAGAGGATTGCGACTTAATAAAAATTCTTCAATGGTTAGGACTATTAAAAGAATTTTTAAAAATGAGAGAGGAGGCGATGAGATAAAAAAAACCAAATAAAAAATGCCAGGGATTACACGGTGTAATCTCTGATCGTTTGAAAAATGGTAGACTTCAAAGTAAAATACATGATGTCTACTATCAGAATGAGAGGTAAAAAAATGATAGAGAAAGCTGAAAATCCGATCTCCAAACACTTAACTAAAATTCATGATGAACTAGCTAGGACTAAAATTCTACCCGATGATCTTAAAGAATGTTCCACCGATCAAGGGGCGTTATTAAAAATTGAGACTGAGTTATTGTTACTTACTGCAAGACTTCTAAGAATGTATAAAATATTAGACTTGCAATTTCCAGCTAACATTCAAGAGTTACAAGAGGAGGAAATAAAAAAATAAAAATTGTCTACAGGGGACAATTACAATTTGACGATCTACTAAGGAAGGAATCGATAACGTGATCGATCTTATAGTAATCATTGTATTAGGTTATATGTGTTATATAACTTTGGAGGATAAATAAACATGGACATAAGGGAATTTTCAATAAAAAAAGAAGTAATGGAAGCATACTTAAATGTACATTCTATTGATTCTATACTTCATAAAATTAAGAATCCTAAAAAAGATAATCTTGTTGAGTTAATGTTATGGAAAAATTTACATGAAGCACGAGATTATTTCACTAGGGAAAAATGGTATCATGAAGAGGACACAGTAAAAAGAGATACTTGTTTACAAATTATTCAAGATTTAGAGAACAGCGTCAGACCTCATGATGTCGCACCCTATCCAAAATTATCTAGTAGAGAAATTCATGATCTACTCTATTTATTACATGAAAATGATCAATTGATAGATGATGAATTATCTAGTAATGGTGAAGGTGGATACACTCATGCACCCTACCATATCCAATAAAAAAAAGGAGATTAAAATGAGTAATACTTACTCTGATACAGTCTATATTGAAGACTTAAAACTCGATGAAAATCTAATGATATTTGAATTAGAGGTAAATTTGATCTGTAGTTATGATGAAGTGTTGACCGATATGCCAGAAGATCAATCCCCCAAAAAAGAAGATGAACTTTCCTGGAAGATACATGATTTTAAAAGAGCTATTGTCCATCATAAAAATTTAGATGATGATATCACATACACTTATGAGGATACTAAAAGTTTAATTGAAGAATATTTCAGTATCATTGAATCATATATTGACGATGAATTGGTGATACAATAATGAAGCCTGAATTTTTAAAATTTAAATATAAAGATGAAGGTTGGATTGCACGAAGAGTTTGTAGGATAACTGGAGTACAACATAATCTTTATGTCCCAGTAGAAGACTACGATAGATACAGGGGAGGATTAGATCCTAAAGAAGCATTCAAGTATGCTTTAAAAAATGACGATATGAAACTATTCATAACTGGATATACAAAGGAGGAAATGTCCAATGCCTAATTGGTGTATGAACGAAGTAAGTATTTATTTTAATAACTGTCCTATGGAGGAACAATTACGAATCAGGAAAGCTATCAATATCCCATTGATAGAACGTGGCGAAGGAAAGGAGGATGATTACTGGTTCAGTTTTGATGTAATAGTCCCACAACCTAAGCATGAGATAGTAGAAATAGAGAACAGCTCCCCTGAGTATGTTCTAGAGGATGGATCAATTTTTGATTGGTACGAATGGAGATATGATAACTGGGGTGTGAAATGGGATAGGTCTGATATTGATTTTATAGATAATGATGAAGACAGTATCTACATGAGATTCGATACAGCATGGAATCAGCCTGTAGAAATTCATAATAAAGTTAGAGAGATCCTTGGGAAAAAAACTAACGTTTCGATGAGTTGGTTTTACCATGAACCTGATATGGAGATAGCGGGGTACTTACGATGAGTAATCCAAATCCATCCGCAGATATGTCGGAAGTAATTAGCAACTATGTTTATGAGTATGTAGAAGATAAATTAAAACACATACTCTATGAAGAATGGTTTACTGGTTTTAAATATCGTACCGATCCTGATGTTACGGGGAGAGTGTTAATGCTTAGAGATTTATGTAAAGATCATGACATAGATTTTAATGCGTTAATGGATGATCTGTTTGATGATGTACCCCATGATTGCCAGCTTATATTTATGAAGAAGGTGTCCAATGAATAAATACAATGAATGTTTTGATGTATTAGTTAATCTTGTTTGTCAGGCTGATCAGGATTGTCCAGTTGAATATCGAACTGATCACTTTACAGAATCATTGCAAGATGCCTATGATTTTATAAACAAAGAGGGGAAGAAAGATCCTCTTAGTTTTTGGGAGCTATAACATGATGAGTCCTAAACCACCAGCTATAGATTCTCCAGATACCAATACTGTTAGATTCTCTCGAACATGTAGAATTACAGGGGATCATTTTTTAATCGAAGTACCCTATAAACAATATAAGAAATGGGCGATAGATAAACAATTAATCCAAGATGTATTCCCTGGGCTAAGTAATGAAGAGAGAGAATTGATGGTTACAGGGTATACACCAGAAGAATGGAAGGAATTATTTTCAGAGTTTTAGTTGCAATTATCCTAAACATAGGTATAATTTTATAAATCCTTGACCTTTTTTTTTACTACCCCTTGATCCTCCCGATGGTCAGGGGGTAGTTTTATTCAGGGACATCTTCTTCATTTAAAGTATTCTTAATATGATCCATAAACAATTGAACTTTGCTTTTATTATTGTAAGGGACTAGACGGTTAAGAAAGTCTTTTCGTTTTTTGCAACCATCACATGGTGTAACTTTACCTAATGTAGCAGTTTGAATTGCTTTTGCAATTGAATCTCCCAAACCCATTGATTTTTTTTGATCTCCACAATTATTACAACCCATAGATTATCTCCATATCTAAGGTACTATACTAATATGGAAAATCATTTTGACCTAACAGATATTAAAAATTCAGAGGAAATATGCTTTGATTACCATAAAGGGAGCTACCCTCCAGAAGACGATGATAGAGAATGGGATAAGTTAAGGAAGAATCTATGGTTTACCCTTAAACCTATCACGAATGCCCTCATATCCCTATCTCAGGACGTAAAACTAGACTCCATAACTAATAAGAATATTGTTGAATGGTACTACCGAGCAAGCTGTCTTTTTGATGCAGGAGAACATCATTTATTTTTAGACACAGAAGAAGGGTCTGTCCCTATTCGATTCTCTCCCATAGATTTTAGACAGCACATTGGAATGTTATGCGATATGCCTACTCTATCCAATAAAGAATTTGATCTATCACTAAGAGATCTTAGAGTTAAAAATATTTTGAAAGAAGGGTTCGATGGTTTTTAACCTTCCAACCATCCTTCAATAATTCCATTGCAAATTTCTTTCTCGCTTTATGATGCCAGCTTTTTTTATAACTAGCATGTTCATCGTCCCCATAATCGGCAACACCAGAGAATCTTAAACTAGGATTTTTAGGGGCATGCATTAAAGAACGAATGCCGTGCCTAGAACAAGCCCTGGAAAATTCCATATCCTCGCCCGTGACATAGGAATGTCTGACCTCTGACCATAAATGCTTAACTAAATACGATCTGAAAAACCATGACTGCCCTATGAAATCAACATGCAATTCTTCTCCACTCTTATAAAGTTTTCTGATTATATGATGATCATCAAACCCTAAGATGTCATACCCTGCACTCCCTAAGATAGCTTGGTCTTTATGTTTTTGACATACCCTGAGACTCTCTTCTATAGCTCTTTCTCCTGGCATTAAGTCGTCATCAATTATTAAACAGTAATCATGTGGAAAGAACATAGGCATTAAGAATCGACCATGATAACGAGTACTCCAATTCATATTGCAAGTGTGAAGTACCCCTTCACGTTTACAAAGTTCTTCAACATCAATTATTTTTCTGTTTTGCCATACCAAAATGTCTGACTTCTGGGTTTGGTTTTTGATACACTTTATTTGTTCTTCTAGATAAGGTCTTTGAAAGGCAGAGAGTATAGTGAGTACGGTAAATTTTTTTTCTGACAAGGATTGTACCTCCTGTAACTTATCTAATAACAGCCCAAAAAAATGTCAAGAAACTTACACGCTAAGTATGTTAGGAAAAGACAGGGTTCTTTTATTCATTGGTCATGCTCCAGATTTTTATGGTGCTACCAACAACCTACCTTTTTATGGTCGAGCGTCAAGTATACTTATAGAAGCATACATTAAAGGTTCAAGTTTGTGTGATAATGCAGACATCTTTTTGACAAACATGGCAAGATGTTGTCCCGATCAAAACCAAAAAGTAAAAAACTCAGAGTTTAAAATTTGTCATTCTTTTACCTTGGAAGATTTAGTTACTATTGAAATGCTACAGTACCAACACATAGGTGTAGTGTTACTTGGTGTGCAAGCAGTCAAACCATTTTACAAATACATTCTTGGTGATACTTCAAGTACCAGTCTATCCAAAGCCATGACCGACAATGGCAAACAGTTTACTATCCCCCAGAAAGATATGAACATTACTTTGTTCAGTACCTACCACCCGAACATGTGTTTGTATGAACATAACAATATCAACACAGTCGAAACACATATGAAAATGGTGTATGATTGGACTGTTGGAGTTAAACCAGAATCAAGTAAACCCTTATGGATATCAACCGTAACACCAGATCAATACAGGAAAGGAGAATACCATGAAGTTGAGTATAGACATCGAGACTTACGGAGCAGTGGAAAACCAACCAAGCCAGACAGTCTTCCACCCTACCAGATCAATCTTTTCGGATAGAGTTACCCCTCATAATCTTATACAAACTTGTGCTATCACTCTAGTAGAAGATGATTATACCCCTATAAAAAGCCTGTCTTTTGACATGCAAGACAAAGAACAAGTAGATATTCTCAAGTGTTGGATGGAAGAAGCTACCGTTTATCTGGGTATGAACATCCAGTTTGATATGATGTATCTCCGAGCCTTTGATCCGCAATTCAAATGTCTGACCTCTGGAAAACAATTGCAAGATTTACAAATCTTTAATTACTTGAATGATGAAACACGACCAGAAAAATCATTAAAAGACTTAGGTCCAGTGCTTGGGATCTATAAATACACAGGACCAACCGCAAAAAATCATAAGTTTGAATCCAATACCGATGTAGCTTTGCATTACTACAATGTGGAGGACACATGGAATACCGCCTTGGCCATGAAAGAATTGTTAAGGAGGACGAAACGAGATTACGCTGGACCAAAGTTGAGTAGTGAATGCCTTCAGTTTTACAGCGATGTCATCTGGTCAGTAATTAAAATGTCAGAGTATGGAATACCTATGAGTAGAGAATACTTACAAGACATTGAAAAAGATTGCAAAAAAAAGATACAAGAAGCTTTGGATTTCTGTGCAAGAAATGATTTAATTTTAGAAGGATCAGGATCAGCCACTTCAAAACAAAATTTTATGGACGAAGTTTGCAATTTAATTGGTGGAGATATCAGAGATCACCCCCTTCTAGAATACACAGAAAAAACTAAACAACTTAGTTACAACGACAACAATAGAAACCTCCTAGCTTCAAAGTTGCAAGACTCCCACTACCAAAAAATGTTTGAGATGTGCAAACAACACAGCTCCAACCGTAAATTATTAAGTTCCTACTGCATGCCACTCCTTTATCACAGAATGAACTATGAGAACGACAAGTCGAGTGTTATAATCCCTGAGACTGAAAGGGTTTATCCAACATGGTATGTGACAGGTGGAAAGTTTAGTGACGGAGGGACACTCCAAGGAAGAATTACCTGCAAAAAACCATCAGCTCAAACTTTTCCTGCCGTTATCAAGAAAGCAATTAGAGCAGATGAGGGAGTTATCGTTGGATTCGACCTGTCCCAGATTGAATTGCGAGTTGCCTCAGTATTGTCTGGCGATGAAGCATTGTTACGCTCGTACACCGAGGGTCTAGACCTCCATGCTGACAGAGCTAAACAAATATTTGGGAAACAAAAGGTTACAAAAGAGGAGAGACAGGTAGGAAAATGCATTAACTTTGCCGATCTGTTCCGATCTGGTGCAGATACCATGCAATCCACCGTGATGGCTATGACTGGTGAACACAAACCAAAAAGCTTCTTCAAAGATATTGTCTACACCAGAAAACACCATCGTCCTGGACTATGGGAGTGGCAAGAAAATGTGATTGCCTCCTGCCAAAGAGAAGGGAGATATGAGCTTCCTTTCTATGGACAATCCAGATTCTTCAGAGGAGGAGAAAAATATGAAGTAAGTGAGATGGTGAACTTCCCAGTTCAAACCACCGCAAGCAACATCCTCCTCAATATTCAAAGTGAAATAAGTAAAAGATTGCAACCAGAATTTGCAATTATTTTGAATGTCTACGATGCTCTTTACTTCCATTGTCAAGAGGATAAGGTAGAAGAATTAAGATTATTGTGGTCTAGCGTGGTAAGCTTGGTTGAAAATGAGTTATACTGGAATCAAGTTTGTTCCCATTATGGGAGAAAGGTAGCGTTAGAGTATGACTTTGAAACGTGGTCCCAAGTTTAATCGAGAAGAACGAGCTAATTTTGTATCTAAATTAAGAGAACTCTTAAAGGATAAGAGTTTGAATATTAAAGAAGCTGCAGAAAAGTTAGGGGTTTCTGCAAATTACGCTTATAGAATTGCAAAAAAACACAAACTGCCTTACAACAACGTGAGTAAACAGAAGGTTTCAAATGTTTTGGAATCAAAAGAGACAGGGTTTACCATAAAAGAACTATGTTCTATTTACAAATTATCGAGTAAAGAAGTTGAAAACATTATTCACGATCCTGAGAGATACCAGAGAGAAAAGACCACTCTCTTTTCCAAAGAACATCAAGATATGGGACAGGAATTATCCTCCAGGCAGAAAGAAAACTAAGACTATTCGTCTAAACGTAGTGGATCAACACCTAGAAGTAGGAGACTACCAGCTAGGAGAGAACCCAATGGGGGTAGTAGTCGAGAGAAAAGGATCTCTCACAGAACTCCACCAGAATTGCATCACCAAAGATAGCAAGCGATTTATAAAGTCCCTTGATAAACTTGCTGAAGCCAAACATCCCTACCTTATGGTCGAAGGAACACCCACTAATTTTTTTGCATTTAATCGTTATGTAGAAAGCCCAGAAGTTGTGGTCGATGTTCTAACTAATCTATTGACAGAGAGAAATATCCAGTTAATAATGATGCCTACTGGTGCAAAGTCTCATCGTAATGCCTTTGCCAATTGGGTAGGACGGCTGTTAGTAAACGGCTATATATGGGATAACTAAATGGACACATTTGAATTTAAATCTTTAAAATCCACAGATATTGCAGGAGTAGGAGCTTCTAGTGCTGTTACCTCCGATACTCTTCAACCAATATTTGTAAACCAAAAAAGAACAGCTATTGCCCAAGTGACACAAACTGGCACACAAGGAACTAATGAAATAACTATTCAAGGTTCTCTTACAGGTGGCACAAATACTTTTACAACCATTCATACGGTTACAAACCTTGCACAAAATGGGGTGAACCACACTGTCATAACCCTTTTCCCATACATGAGATGTGTGGTATCAGCAGGGAGTGATGCAAACGTAGCGTTCCAAGTTACACTAGGAGTTTAAAATGCCCCTATGGAAACCAAGTGATCTAGGTGATCTAAAACTTTGGCTAAAGTCTGAAGCTATTACTGGAGGTGACTGGAAAGATAGTTCTAAGTCTAACTATATTGCAACTTCAGGAGCTAAACCTACTTTATCTACTACTCGTAAGAATGGTAAAAAAGCTGCTTCCTTTAATGGGACATCTCAGTTTTTATCTATTGCTGATATTGATAGTGGTGATGATACTGATATGCCTATGGATGTGGATACTGGTGGATTTTATGTAGCGTTCTTTATTAAAGTAGTTAATTTTGGGGATGTAAATGTTATTTATGCTCACGATAATGCAGGAAGTAAATCAGAATTAAGAATGAATACAGCAAGAAAAGTAGTTTTTAATAGACCTGCTGGAGCCATTGCAGGAGGAGATGCTTTAAGTATAGATAGTTATCATTTGGTAGGAGCAAAAAGATCAGGAGATGTCATTGATGTTTTCTATGATGACACTAATGATACTACTGATAGCTCTGAATCAGCAGAAAGTCTTAGTGAAAACAGTGAATTTAACATTGGTAAAAGAGATCATGCTACTACTCAAAAATTCTTTGAATCTGATATTTTAGAGGGCCTTGTAATTCATGCAGCTTTAAGTGATGATGATATAGAAAGAGTAGCAGGATATATTTCCCACAAATTTGATGCTGAAAATAATCTTCAAGCAGCTCATTCTTATAAGTCTGGACCTCCTACATCTTGTCATTGTGTATCAGAAGGAACTTTATCTACAAGCCAACTAAATTCTAATGTTTCAAATCCTTATGAGTTAAGTCAGAATTTAAATATTAAGGATGAGAGAAATGACTAAGTGGGAAGAGAAGCAATCGGAGGTGCTTTATCGTTTGCAATCTGTTGACGAACGTCTTACCACTATTGATAAAAGACTTAACAACATTGAAAGAAACCTTGGAATGCTCCAAGTTAAAGTATATTTTGGGGCTGCTGTCATTTCATTTATCATCACTATGGGAGTGCGATATCTTGGCTAAGAAACGTGGTTCCATGAAAGGGCATACCATCAAGGGAGGACACAAACGTCCTACCAAATCTGGTGCTGGTATGACCCGTAAAGGAATTGCAAAATACAGAAGAGATAATCCTGGATCTAAATTAAAAGGTGCCGTTACAGGCAAGGTTAAAAAAGGGAGTAAAGCAGCAAAGAGACGTAAATCATTCTGTGCTAGAAGTGCAGGTCAAATGAAAAAGTTTCCAAAAGCTGCAAAAAATCCTAATTCTCGATTACGTCAAGCTAGACGAAGGTGGAAATGTTAATGGCAAAAAAGAAGAAAAAAACTGGAGCGAAGAGAGACGCTTGTTATCATAAGGTCAAGTCACGGTATACTAAGTGGCCTAGTGCATATGCTTCAGGAGCTTTAGTAAAGTGCCGTAAGGTCGGTGCAGCTAACTGGGGTACAAAATCCAAGAGTAAAAGGAAAAAATAATGCACGGTGGAAAATGCCCGAAAGGAAAAAATATGTACAAAGCAAAAGCAATGCCTAAGAAAAAGAATGGTATGAAGAAAAACGCTAAACCAGCTATGGCGAGAGCCAAGAAAAAGAAGAGGAAGTAATGCCAGCTAGAAAAACTAAAAAAAGAATTGTAAAAAAAGGTCCTAGCCGTGGGTTGGGACGTAAAAAGGTTAAAAATAAAACATTAGATGTCAGCGGTGACGGTAAAGTTACTAGACGTGATATCATAATGTTGGCTAAAAAGAAAAATGGCAAAAAGAAAAAGTAGTGATGGACTACGAAAGTGGTTCGGTCGCAACAAAGGCAAAGGTTGGATCGACTGCAAGACAGGGAAACCTTGTGGACGTAAGTCTGCAAAAGGAGGAAGTAAGAGGCCCTATCCTGCATGTCGCCCAACCAAAGCCCAATGCACCGCTGCTGCTAAAAGGAAAAAAGGACCAGCTCGTGTAAGCTGGAAAAAGAAAAAATGAAAAGTTTAATAAGCTCGATACCCCTGCTCCTAATGGGAGCTTGTTCTATGATTAAACCTCCTTCGAGAATCCCTACCCCTGTACCTGGGGTGGGAATCTCACTCGATGATCTAACAGGAGTTGCAAATACTGCATCAACCACCAGTGCTTATGACTGGATTATCCCTCTCTGTATAGGGGCTGGAATCGTAATGCTTACTGTTACTAGAGGTCGAAGAGGATGGTGGCCTCTCATGGGAGCAGGTGGAATTATTATTTTTAATATTGCTATGGTAAATTATGCCAATTGGATTATTATACCTTGTATATTAACAGGGATTGTTATACTAGGTTTCTTCGTCTGGAACCGTATTGGTAGGAGAAAAAAATGTTTGAACTCGAATCAATCGTTGGAAACATTGGATGGATCATCGCCTCGTTCTTGGCTGGGACTTTTTTCGGGCAAGCAGTCCTCTGTAAGTTTAAAAAAATCTGTGGACTCGGAGAGTCTTGCGGAAAGAAAGGATAATTAAAAATGGCAGGTGAAAATACTCTTCCAATTCAAGAATGCCCAGATATGATTGCTCATACTGTGGTAATTCCAGTTCCAGATTCCGTCTTTGATGATGATGGTAGTGGAGCCTCTTCAACAGCAGCAGAAGGAGCTTTTCTTTTTCATTGCGAACGAGATACTGTAGTAGATGCTGCACATTTCTTATGTAATGTTACTGATGCTTCAGGTGATATAACTTTAAATACAGGTTCATCTGGAGTTGCAGCAGCAGGTACTGCAATTAGTTCTGCTTTAACCCCCACCGCAGCAGGTGTAGTTGGTACTTTTAGTCTTACTACAACTGCCAATCTTATTCCAGCAGGTAACTGGATTGGTATTGAGCATGATGGTGATGGAGATTCAGCAGATCTTGCTGGTGTAATGATTCAACTAAGATTACGAACTAGAGTACTTTAATTAATTTGATCCCCCAGAAAGGGGTGGGCTAGTAGGAAACGAAAACCCACCCTATTTTTTTATCTTGATATAATTACTTTGTGACAATATTTTTACCAGAAGAAGAGTACATAGATCAATCCCTTTGGTATGTAGCTGATGTGTTTACTGAATCAGAAGTAGCACAAATACTTGCCCTCTGCGATCAACGTGAAAAAAACGATGGTGGTATTGGAGGAGGCAACTCTAAAAATTCTAAGATAAGAGACAGTAAAATTTTCTGGATGGGGATTCAAGATACTAAATACTCTTGGATATACAAAAGATTTTGGCATTGGATAAAAAAAGCTAACCAAGAAGTTTGGCAATTTGATATCAGTGGGTTTAAAGATTCGGTACAATATACTGAGTATGGAAAAGAAGGGCATTACGATTGGCACTTGGATGTTGGAGGACCAATGCCTCATAGAAAATTGTCTATGTCAGTCGTGTTGCAACATGCGGATAGCGGAGGAGAGTTTAAGTTTTTACATGGAGCTACTCCATTAGATGTAAAACTTGGAGTAGGACAAGCAGTTATTTTTCCATCTTATTTTTTACATAAGGTGGCACAAGTAAAAGGGGGAGTAAGGAAATCATTAGTAACATGGATAGCAGGGAAACCGTTCAAATAGAAAACCCAAAGGATGATGGGCGTTCGGCAAAAGAGTTTTTAGAGTACCACGGATATGTAGGTAAAAGACCTTCTATAAGAAGCAGTGATTACGAACTTTCTTTATCCAACCCCTTTCAATATTATCTTTCAAGACGCATGGGATTTATTCCCTGCCTTCAATGGTCCGAAGCTCTATCGCATGGTAGTTGGTTTCACACCTACCTTGAATTTATTGATCACGACCAAGCAATTATTGATGAAGCTTACATGGATTCCCTTAGATTGAGAAAACAAGAGTTAGATAAAATTTGTGATAGTCGTGGTATCAAAGGTGAATCAAAAGACAAAGTATTAAGTCGAGAAGAAAAGTCTGCAATGGAAGCCAAAGCTTGGGCAGAGGCACTATGGATGGTTCCCATGTCCAACAATCTAACAGCTTATCAATACCTAAAACAAGATCACTTCATGTTTTTGGATACCGAATTACATGTAAAAACCAAGGAAAAATATCCTAGAGCTGCTACCTTTGATGCCTTGCTCTACCATAAAAAACAAAATAGTCTATGGATTGTGGATTACAAGACCACCTCTATGTCAGTTCAAAATAGATTGATGACTTGCCCTGTTGAGTTTCAAACAAACCATTATCTTTTTATCCTTAAGTATTGCAAAGAAGATATCGCAAGACATTTTAACTTGCCAGAGGATGTAAAAGTTGGTGGTATGATTCATATAGCTATAGAAAAACCTACCATAAAATTTGGTATTAAAGATAGAGATTTTCAATACACCACCAAAACACTATCAAGAGGACCACGCAAAGGTCAAACTATTACAGAGAAAATTTATAGTGGTGAGCCTAAATTGAAAAACTATATTGATAGATGCAGAGATTGGTACACAAGAACTGGAGACTTTGAAGGAGTTGAAAAAACTACGCCTGTTTCTTATTCGATATGCAAGTTAGAGAATACAGAAAGAGAACAAAAAACATACCAATCTCAAATTGAACACATACAAAAACTTATCAAATGCGAATGTATACCTTCTAACTTTTTGAAGGCTACTAAATCTCTGTTTTCCTTTGGAAGACAAAACCCCTATCTGCCATTCTACTTATGTCCTGTAGAACTATGGCCTAACATCATTAAAGAGGAAGGATTTATACAACATGACCGAGACAAAGAAACAAGATTCCTGTTGGACTGAAGAGTTTCAAAATCATATTTCTAGAACTGTATTGTTGCCTAAAATTAAATTTGCTATTACTCGTGTAGATAAAAAGCCTCAGGATTTAAACGAACTCTATAAAACTTTTTGTGATTTCTATAAAGTTAAGATTACTAAAAAGTATTTTCTTAAAAGTTGTAAAATCCTGGGACTAGAGTTTGAGACAAAAGTAGAAATAAAAACAAAAAATTTAGAAATTGCAACAACTTATCCCCCAGAAAGTGATCCAGTTGTGTACAATTCTATACCGCAAACGCCACAGGGGCCAAGCACAAATTTTGATCCAAGTTTTGGAGGCATTGTTCAGTGAAACAAGAACTTTTAGAAGGGGAGCCTATGACAAATAAATATCAAGGACTGGGATTTACAGCACAGAAGATGGTTCATCCACCAGGCAAATGTTTTGGTTTGCTTGTTGGTATGCCAGGAGCAGGTAAGTCTCATTTTATGCAGTCGAATCCAGAGGCATTCATTATAAATACAGATGGTACGAGTACTACCAATGATGAACCAAAGGCTTGTATGTGGCCAGGAGTAGATGAAAATGGTTGTCCCATTGATGTAGATAGAAAACAAATGGTTCTATCTTGGGATAAGATCTTAGAGAAGAAAGATCAATTGATTGAACTCTCTAAGAATAATCAACCAAGACCTTCTACTATTGTTATGGATTCATTGATACCTGCTATTGGTTTGGTAAAAGATTATGTTACCAAGCAAGCAGGAAGACAAAATTGGAAAGAGCTAGATGGTCGTAGAGCATGGGATGATGTATACGAATACCTTCTTCGATTCGCATTGGATCTAAGAAAGCATGGATATGGATTCTATTTTATATGCCATTTAGTAAATGCAAAGATTCCGTTAGGTGATGACAAATATGTTATTCGTCCTGAACTTACTATCACGGATTCTTTTTATAAAAGATTATTCCCACTTTTTGAACTCGTTGTAGCATTTGATAGTGCTTATGTAACTGAGTCCAGAGAAGTAACTATGAAGGGACCACAGGGGAAAACAGGTCCAAAGAAAACAGTTACTGAAAAGGTTCATAAATATCTTATGAAAATCAATGATGAGGCATTGAGTGGAATAACCAAATGTCGGGTTCGTCTCCCTGATACTTTGGAAATACCCCAAGAATCTTCTTGGGAATGGTTTGAGACACAATACACAACAGCAATAGAAAGGTAAAAACTATGTCTACAAGTGCTGCATTTGCAATGATGCAAAATGATTTTGAAAAAGCGAACGCTGACCAAGGGAACGGTTCCCTCGGAGAATGGCCCACAGAAGGTAACCACGAGTGTTATGTTCTTGGGATGACTATTGATGACAATACTAATTTTCGTCAATCATCTGATGGTGCTGAGTTTCCCTCAGTTACTGTTCAGTTCGAGTACCAGTTGTGCGAAGACGCAGATCGTCCAACTCCTCTCGTTTGGAAGGGTGCCCCTTTCAATCTTATCAAAGATCCTTCAAACCTTAATCACGAGGGTTCACAGATCCGAAGTCGTATTGAATTAGAACGACTGAAAGGTCATATGAAAACTATCTTAGGTGGTAACCCTGCTGATATGGTTTCAGGAATGGCTAGTATCCAAGAGAAACTGGCTAGTGAGAACGCTGTGGTAGCTATGGTTCGATGCATCTATCAGGTGCGTGGAACTCGTACTTACAAGTCTGAGAAGCTACAGCATCTCATTTCAAACTGACCCCTTTGTATTGCTGTGCATCCCCTGTCACAGCAGTTTCATGTTGGATGCCTCCTCAGAAATGGGGAGGTATCTTTTTATCGGAGGCAATATGTATAAAGATTATGAAACAGAACCCGTATATCCAGAAAGGGATAAAGAGTTACCCTCATGGGAAAAAGTTGCAGAGCAACTAGCCATTAGAGAAGGTAAAGACAAACCTATGTCTAGGCAATGTATTCATATGTTATATAAAGAGATTGTTAAAAAGGTAAGGATTAAGTTACAAAGAGATCCTTTTATAAAAGAGTTTTTAGAAGATACAAAGGAGAATAAATATGTTAGCGACTAGTGTAATGGCTGCTTTAATAAGCACGATGACTCCATTGGAGTTAGCTATTTGGAGAGTAGAAACCAACCAATGTATGGGGGAATGTCCTAAAGGGGCTGATGGTGAAATAGGACCTATGCAAATTACTTCAGCAGCTTGGATAGATGTTTCTAAAAAAGGTGAGAAGTATGAAAAGTGTGAAGAACTATGGTATTCAGTTATCATCTTTAGAAGGTACATGGAACGATATGCAGATCCAATGTTAACAGGAAAAATATTTACCAATGAGATTGGAGCAAGGATTTGGAATGGAGGACCAAATGGTTGGAAGAAAGATAGCACTAAAAAATATTGGAAAAAAGTGAAGAAGGTTTTGGATGGTCAAAAAATTTAAAAGAGAAATTAAAAAGTTTTATGGGTTTCTTGAAAATAAAAAAAACTTTGCATTGACTAGATTTGGAGATGGGGAGTGGGCTGCTTTAAAAGGTTCTTATAAATGCATTGAATGGTCTACCAAAGATCCCAAATTTATACAAGAGTTGCATGATTCTTTTGTCTATCAAGATCCTTCTTATTATGTAGGGGTGTACTCACCAGAAACTATAGAAAAATCTAAGCAACCTTTAGAAAACTTGACCTTTGCAACGGTATTTGTAAACAGTAACTATGGATACTTTTTATCCCACTACCTTCCTTTATTTCATTCTTCAAAATCAACACATTTTATTGGTCCAAGTAAAAAAGGAATACCCTTTGAATTAAAAAATTATTTTGGCATTCCTCCTAAAAATGCTTGGAAAGAACGAAACAAGATTTCTGATTTTTTAATGTCATTCATTGATCACTCAAAAACTCGTAATGAGATTTTCTTATTCTCTGCAGGACCCCTTAGTAATGTTCTTATACATAGACTTTGGAAAGAGTTTCCCAATAATATTTATATGGATATAGGGTCTACTTTAAATCCTTACATAGGTTCTGCTCTTAGAAAATACCATAATCCCCAACATGAGAATAGGAAAAAGGTAGACCAATGGACTTGACACTTTTTAATTATTTTCTATATACTACATCGCACAACGCACCGTAAGGATAGGGGTTTCTCTTCCTCGTGAAAGAAACGCACTTGACCTTCTTCTTGTTCAGGTGGGGGATGTTCTCCCCACGGATCGTTGAAGGGAGCCTCTAGTCCTTACGAATATCTTCAGGATTGCGTTTACCCAGGCGTTCCCAATCAGGATTCATATCTTTCATAATTCGTATCATGGTTTCCAACCTAATCACATCATTATCTAGTATTCTAATACGGTCTATGAGCTTTACGATCATACCAAATTGTTTATCTAGTTTATCGGTGATAGTTTTCATCATCCATTTAACGGTAAAAAAGAATGCTGCGAATCCAGCAATAGCCATTGCTGCTTCAAATCCAACAGCATCAACCGCTTTGACTAGTGACGTAACCCCATCCATAGCAACATATATTAAAGGAATTAATTACAAATGCTTACAACTAAATCTGTATTAGGGAGATATTGGCCTCCACAAAAAGGCGAAGTAGTTCGTACTAATTCTAGAAGATTCTTGATTACCGCTCCTATAGGGCTTCGATACTACAATAGTACACCCAAAAAGTACTTCTGTAAGGTAGGTTTTATGTCTGGAAAGGGGATCCTTTTAGCTCATACCGCTCCTCCTAGACAAGATCAAAACCTTACAAGAGACGAACATGCTGAAATTTGCAAACAATATCTAAAACAAGTTCATATTAAATGGATGGGTACTGCAAAAATGTATGTAGGAAAAGATGCAAAAACAGATAAAAGAATTGCACAACTTGATTACATAACAGGACCTAATTCAATGGCACAAAAATTTATAGACAGAATTGCGGAAAGAAGATACAAGGTAGAGATCTACCACTTTTCACCCAACATACATACTTGGATAGATATCAACTCTCCGCTTGCACAAAATTTAAACGTTCAATCCGAAGGACAGCATGCCTTGGAATAGTAATTACATAATCAAAAGTTTCACATTCTGGTTTCCAAGCTCCTGCTACGGTAATGTAATCTGAAGTTTGTTTTACCAAATGCCCTGCTTGCATAATGATTTGTGGTTCAGGAATCTCATGGACTTCAACCTCTGCATTATCAGCAGGTTCACAGCTGTCTGACCAAACCACTAGAGCCAATGGGTACTTTAAATCTTTTGTAGAGTATTGTTTTTTTTGAGGCATTCTAATTCTTCCACTTTTATTTTATTAAGGGCTTTGCTTAACTTAATAGAAAACTCTTCTTTTTCTTTTATAAGCTTGACAAGTTCATCTACTTCTAAATGAATAATTTCACAGGGGTTCAACATGCAATCCATCTTTCCTTTTTCTGTAGTCTATATAGAACAGACCGTCTTCATATAGTGTACAACGCTCATTGCAAGAAATGACAATATCTTCTGTTTTTACATTCCAATTCATCCAATAGGGCTTTCCGTACACAGGAGGCAGGACTTTTTTATCTAGAGTGTACAATCTCGTCAAAGTCTCGTAAGCTTTTTTGAAACTATAGTCGGATTTTAAATTATTGTAATTAGGTCTTTCTCGGTGTTTCTTAGAATACCTCACCCATAACTCTAATAATTTCTCTATTCTTTCATTGGAATCAAAAGCACAGATCCCAGAGGATAAATACCACACATCTTTTTTACAGTTTAAATGGGCCAGATCCGCTAGTTTGTTTTTAAATAGAGTAGGTTCTTTATGGATTACACAATCAGCATCGAATATCACGAAAGGCTTCTTATGTTTCTTATACCATTGGTAATAGACTTCTGCTTTTTTATTTACATTGTAATGCCACATCCCTTGATCTGGGATTTCTAAAATATGAAACTTTATTCCAAAAGGTTTAGCAGATTTAACGAGTCTTTCAGCAGCTTTCTTGTAGTTGTCTCCTGTATGAAAAGTCAAAAATTCATAGTAGTATGACTTTTCCATATAGCCTCTCCAATCATTTGAGGAATCTGGGGAACTACCGCATTACCCAATGCTTTTATTCGCTGTATCCTATTGGGTAACCCATTAAGTATTCTAGGAACTCTACACTCAGATGACCATTTCTTTTCTCCAACTCGGCCACGGAACAAGCTAACCTTTTCTTGTGTGAGTATTTGGCTAGGTTTCTCCAATCCTTTGCGGTGTCTTTGTAATCTCTTGACGTTGGGGTAGGCAATAATCCAGATGCGGTCCCTCCTGTGCAAACCGCCGATGGCTGAACAGGGGATAGAATGAAATTCTCCCATGTACCCGATCTCGCTGAGATTTTGTAAGACCAAGGTAAGCCCTTTAGATCGAAGGTTTGATACATTTTCGATGATCGCCCAAGAAGGTTGGCACTCTTTGATGAGTCGAAACATTTCGGTCCACAAACCTGAGTCTTTTCCAACGATGCCTTTTCGCTTTCCTGCGACTGAGATGTCGGTGCATGGAAATCCTCCTGTAATGATATCGGGAACAATTCCATCTGCTCGTAATTGGTCACCAGTTAACTCCTTTATATCAGAGTATATCGGAATCCTGGGCCAATGTTTTTTTAAAATCTTTTGACAGTAAGAATCTATCTCACAAAAAGCTACTGTTTCAAATCCCCCAGAAAGTTCCAAACCATAGGAAAATCCACCAATACCAGAAAATAAATCAAGAAGCCTTAGTTTCGAGTATTTCGAGTCTGGCATCCCAATCCTTTCTACTAGGTCTTCGTACATCACCTATGTTACAAGTGCCTACAATCGCTCCGTGTCCCCAGTTAGATGAATCCTTACGTCTCATATAGACAGGTTTCAGAGGCCCTAGAGTCCCCGCATTGGCGTACCAGAGAGGCAGAGATACTCCACGAGCCTTCATGCATTGAGTTGGAGAGACTGGTCGGTGGGTGTGTCCTCGGACAACGAGTCTATGGGCATGTCCTCCCATGAGGTTGTTGAAATGGATGGCTTCGATTTCATCGCTATTTCCCCCTGCTTTGAATCCGTGAGAGAATAGGACTGGTCCAAGTTTATAGATTCCCTTTGCTGAATTAATGTAGGGAAACTGTCTCCATTTTTTGAACGTCTTGCCAAGTTGAGAGTGCCTATTCCAATCAAGCAAAGAACGCAACCTATGATCAGTTCTACGAGGGTCGGGGTAAAGAATGTTGTCATCGTGATTGCCATGCATCCAGATGAGCTTGCAATGCTCAGAGCATACAGATTCAACTTGTTCCAAGAACTTAGCTCCCTGATAGTATTCTTCTTCAAGAGTATGAGAGGCTTCATCGGGGTGGACAGATACGGCAGTAGCATCGAAGAGATCTCCTAAACAGATTACATGAGAAGGCTTTTCCTTGATCAAGAGTTCTTTTAGTAATTCAACAATCTCTTGCGAATGGTAAGGAACATGTACGCAACTAAATGCTACAAATTTAGCCTCATTCATTTTGCAAAACCCCCGTAGGATTGGAATGTTGGACTACTAAATTGTTTTTCTCGATCAGCCTCTTCGATTATAGCACGAACTTTAGCAATTGTCTCTGGGTCAAGGTTTAAATTTTGTGCCCTATTAAAATATTTATTTCTTGCGGTACTTGTTGCAATATCAGTATTAGAAATAACCTCTTTAGGAACTCCAACCGCTTTAGATCTACCTGCTACTTGTTGTTGGAAAAGACCCCTTAGTTCTGGAGAGATTCCTTGCAATATTCTTTCACTTCTTGCAACTGAATAATTTTTAACATAATCTTTTATCTGTCTTTTTGTAAAGGTTAATGGTATGGACTCCCCTGTGTCAGGGTTTGTAAAGTCTCTCTCAAACTTAGATTTTATACTTTCGTATTTAGGGATGTCATTTGCCATCAAAGCAGCAATAGCTCTTTTTCTTGTATCTCGTATGTTCTGTCTTTGTTTCATGAGGTAGCCGTCTAACTTGCCACCTTCTCCAGCACTTATAGTCTTTAATCCTAAACCATTTAAGATAATTTCAGGGCCACCTTGAAACTCTATAAACCTACCATCGGATGAAAAGATTGGGTAGTTGCCTTCTTGATTTGGTTTATCCCAGTCAACATACCTTCTTTGCAAAGCACTCGGTAATTGAAAAGAAGTATCATTGGAATTGATCGATTTAAAAGTTCCTAAAATTCTAGTAAGACCTACACCTGAAGGTAACAATCTACCAAGTGACAAACCAGTAAACTCAGGGTCATTGTTTAGAAGACCTCTTGCAATATCCAACGGAGCGTCAATGACAGGAGGGATAGGGATAACACTTCCCTCTCTTGTAATATCTGGGAAAGCATCGGTCAAAGCTCCTACGGCCAAACCTCTTTCCACATCAGCACCAAGAACTTCTTTTCCTACTTCATACACAACAGCAGAAATACCTAACATCCTGCCAAGGTCTACAATCGCAGGGTTAAAAGGAAGTTCAATATCCGTCCCTCTTAAAAATCTTTTACCCTCACCAATTCTTCTTCCTGATCGGAACAAAGAAGTAAGAGATCTTGTAGGGAAAGACATAAATTGTTTAAGATAAGGAACATCACCAGCTCTGCCAATGGGTCCTTCTCCTAAAAAGATCTTAGCGGTGTTAAACTGGTTTCCACCAAACTGTGTTTCATTGACTACCGATTGAACATCAAAAAGTCTTTGGTAGTACATTGGGCTACCTTTTGTAAAAGCACCCTTGTATGCTCTTGCATTGGCTCTGTAAAAATCGTCTACAGCATGAGCAGCAACTAAACGGTTCATGATCTCTGCTTTTTCAAACAGTTTCATAGGTGCTTCCGTTAACCAATACTTAGCGTTTCTTCTTGTGGCCCCTATAGGATTAAGATCAGGACCTATAGTTTCATCAAACATTCTAAAAGTATCATCGGTAATATTTAAAACATTTCCATATACCGAATCATCAGCCATGTGACTAAAATGTTTTTTAATAAGATCTGTTTTTTCTGCTCTGTTTAAAGCTCTAAATCCTTGTCCCGATCTTTCAGAAAAATAACCCCCCATTTCTTTGAAGGCTTTTCCATAAGCTGTTAAAACTTTATCTACCCCCACAAAGGCTGATAAATGCAAGAAAGGCTGGGTCATTTGAAGAGCCACAGATCCTAGATTTAAACCAAGGTGGGTACCATATAAATACTTAGCAATGTTTGCTGCAACACTTCTTCCTGCGGTATCTGCTAAGATGTTTGGATCTCCAAGATCCTCCATAGATTGACGAAGGTCTTGACCAAACTTCCCTGCTTTATTTAACATGGACCCAAATAATTTATTAGGGTTTGCTAACTCAGAAATAAATCTTTTTGAGTTGTATATTGCAGCGTAATGTCCTGCATGTTTTATAGATAAGTCTCCAGTAAGTCGAGGTAAAATAACATCCAAAGTAAATCGATAACCAGAACTGTTGTAATTGTTTCTTGGTTTAAGTATCTGGAGTTCCCGATACAACATGTCAGCTAAACTGTATCCCCCATCAGGAGCATCATCAAAAAAAGTACCGACCGTCACATCTCCCGCTGATTTAGTAGTCTCTACACCAGGAGTAGTTTTTTTCCTAATAGGGATATCAAGAATAGATCTACCTTTTAACTCCCCACTTTGTATAAGCTCTTGGTACCCTTCCCCTTTTTCAAGGCTTTTCATCCTAAAAGACAAAGCTCCTAAAACATCACTTTTTAAGGACCCATCCCCCAGAACATGGAGACTGTGCTGAAGAGAAGCTCCTCTAAAAAACCTATCAGCAGAACCCAACACTTGAAAATCATCAAAAGCAGTAAGTCTTCCTGGTCCTGTAGCTGGATTAAATCTTGCTTCAGCTCTATTTAAAGCATTGGTATGGAGTTCAATCAAATCAGCATTAGGAGAAAAACCTAATTTCTCATCTAGATCAGCAAAATACTTATACACATCAGGGTGGGCTAGTTCTCTTTCGTTGCCTACTTTTTTACCAAATGCAAAACCTGCACGATGGTAATAATCTACATCTACACCATCTTTGCTTCTTCTAAGTTCTTCTATATCTTTACCTAATCTTGAAGGATCATAATTACCAAGATCTACATTTCTTCTTGTAGCATCAATAGTATTAAATTGTCCTGTTGCAGCGGACCATGAATTTCTTGGTACATAATCTCCTTCGAGAATAGGAAACTTATAAGTACCTTCTATAAATTGTTTAAATTGTTTTTCAGAAAGTTTTTGAACTTCTTTAGTTCCTGCTACAATATCGTCTCCAAAAATAAAACGAACAGCCTCATCAGCAAAACTAGAATCACTAGTTTTTGATCCATTTTTTATACTTCCTAAACTTCTAGAAGTGTAGACATTTCTATCGGGATCAGACAATCCTCCAAATATCCTTTTAATCTTATTGCCATCTACTTCTACTAAACTTCTATCTGTTCTACCCCCTGCAACATAAGCGTCAAATTTATCTTTTTTAAGGAATAATCGAGCAGCCATATCATCATAAGCATTTCTCATGGCGTTGGCGGTTTCATCTATATCAATGCCAAACTGATCCTTTAACTCTTTAATTCTAGTATTTAGAGCAGTCTCACTAGTAAGAGCAGGTATTTCAATAGTTTTGTATTCTACAGAAACATCTCCCTCTTTTCCCTTTTTAAGAAAGGTTAAAATTTTCTCTCTATTCTCAGATCTTTTTTCTAGTCTTGCACGAATCAAAGTATTTACTTCAAAAACATCCCCTCTTATTCTTTCTGGAAAACCTCCTTGCCTTAACAAAGCACTTGGATCTATGTTTTGTCCAGTTTTTTTAGAAAGTCCAATAGCTAGTTTTTCAATAGGGCCTTCTATTTTTTCATACAAAACTTCATTCATTAATTTGTTTTGATTAGTAGTAAGTGCTTCCATCACAGATTCCATTGCTGTTCCTTCAACAGTAGCTGTGTAATGAGCCATACCTAAACTATCTAAAAAATCAGAGTTGTTTAAAATCTTTTTAGTAAGTTGTTTTCCTAATCCACCAAAAATAGCTTGCCCTGCTCTACCCGCAGCAGATGCTCCAGGACCAAAAGCTAAAAAGAATAGAGTAAGAGGATTGGTTGCAGCCCCAATAGCTGCTCTTGCTACACTATTTCCTTGAGCATATTTATCTTTTATAGATTCAGTTACCCCTATTCTTTGAGCAGGAGTTAAATTATCTTGTCTAATAAATGAGTCTATAAAGGTAGTTTGAAAGTCTTGCCCATTTAAAAGATTATTAAGGGCAACACTAGGGGCATCATAAAAAGTTAAGTCCTGAAACTCATTCAATTCCTAAAGCCTCCAAAGGATTTGGGGACTGCCCAGTAATAGTACCTCTTTGGAAATTACCCATAGCTACATCGTTTGCAAATTGTTGTAACAAATCAGTTCTAGGAGTGCCTCCAAATACTACCGCATCTTGTGGTAATCTTTTTCCCGCTAAAAGTTCTTGGTATTTCTGGGGGCTAAAAGTAGCAAGCTGACGAACAGCCTCTTGCATTTTCATTTGGGTCTTAAAGAAGTCAGCTCTTAATTGTTTCTCTTTTTTTATCCTGTAAAGTTCTGCATAATTGTTGAACCTTTTTTCCTGTTGAACATCAGGCCTCCAAACGTAATCTTTCAAACCTCCACCTAAAGGACCTAAAACATCGTAAAGAGGACCAGCTGCTGCAGTACCAAAAAGAAGTTTTGCAGCAGGATTAGCTTTTTCCCCTCTATCTAAACCAGTTAAAAACCTCCCCAACTGGGTGTCAAAACCATAGTCTACACCTTCTACCCTTTTTTTCGTTCCTGCAGCAAAAGACTTCAAGCCTTGAGTAACTAATTTAGAACCTTTATTTAATGCTCCAAGAGCAAGGCGAGCAACCATAATTTATCGTCCTTTTAAAAGAATATCTGCAAGGAGTTGAGTTTCTGCTTCGCTGTACCTTTGTTTTATAGCCATATCGTTAACAAGATCTTGTAAAGGGGAAGCTATTTGTGCCCCCCTAGCTTGATTAAGAAGTTGTTCTGCTTGTCTTTCCATCATTTGAAGTTGTATTGTTCTAGGGTCTGATCCTGCAACTTCTAAAAAATCTCCTAAAGTTTCAGCAGTATATTCTTGTCTAGCAGGGTCAGGTGAAAAAGGGTTAACACCAGCAAAATCAGCAAATCTTCTAGTAGTATCAAAAGCCCCTACACCAGCAGCTCCATAAAGTAAAACATTAAGAAAGGTGCTTCGTTTCTTTGCTTCTTCAGCAGCATCCTCAGCAGCTTCTCTGGTTGTGCTTCTGCTTCTATCTCCCCCACCACCACTAGAACCTTTTCCACTTCTCTTGGTGGGTGGACCACCTCGACCTCCACGACCAAGAGTTCCTCTTGCACCTCCTGCAGCACCAGCTCCTCCTCCTGAAGCTCTAGGGGCACCTACTTTAATGAGGTCTTTACCAAACTTTGTTAAACTAGTTCCTGCTCTTGTTGCAAGGGCACCCCCTCTTTTAGCTAAAGGTTGAGCGAAAGGAAGTAACATTTGATAGATTGACATAACAACGTCCTTTTATAATGAGGTTAAAATACCATTAATCAACAATACAGTCAAGATACTACTCGTTTGTTGCAACTTTCTCCCACAGAACATGGGTTTCGGTTCTTGTTGAAACTTTAGGATTACTACTTGCCCCAACTCCTAGATAAGAGATATCCTCTTCCTCATCGTAACTGGTCCAGATCACGGCATTTTTTCTTTGAAACTTACGATCTTTTTTATGTTCCCATAGAAATTTGCGTATTTTTTTAGGGGATAATTCAGAACCTTCTGAAGTAAAAATTGTTTCATCATCAGAAAGGTTTATGAAATGTAAATAATCAATAGTTCCATAGATTGGAGTAATAGAAATCCCTGATTCTTTATGGGAATCAGAAATTTGTTTAGAAAGTTTTTTATAATCAACGTTTTTGTGGAGTGTACTCATCAAAGAAATCCCCTAATTCAATATTTAAATCTTCAAAAAGTCCTTCTACAGCTCCCTCTGCCACAGCAGGATCGTTTAATTTAACTAACTTAAGAACTATTGGGTCCATATATTTCATAACAAGCTTTATAACTTCTTTCTGTTGTCTTTTTGGTAAGGGCATAGTAATGTCGTCTAACATACTTAAAAGTTTTTTATTAATTTCTTCAGGACCTTCCCCTTTTTGCACAACACTATTTACACCTGCAATCATAAGACCTTGTAATTCAGAAGCAATATCTTCAGGAGTAGAAGGCATTTTACCTTGCAAATACGTTCTAGCAGTAGTTTTTAAATCGTAAGTATGAGTTCTTAAAGTAGAGATCCCTGTTCTTACGTGTTTTAAATCAAAGTTGGAATCAGGGAGATCTAAGTTTTGAGATAAAGCTTTTATATTGTTAGGACTAAACTTGTCATCAGAAACTTCAGCTTCTAAACCTTCAAGCATGTGGAATAAGACTTTACCGTGAAGACCATTTTCAATGTTTACCATTCTATTTAATTCAGATTCCTCTTCCGTACTAATAGAATCATCTGTTTTTTTAGTCATTAGAGTAACCATTCTAGGTAAGTTTCGTTTTAGAACATCCCCTTTTTCAACTAACGATTCCATACCAACGAAAGAAGAAGACATGAGTTCTTCAATAACTTTTCCAGGATCTTTAGGACCTGTATACTCCATTCCAGGAGATCCAAATACAGGAGTTACCATTTGTCCATTTAACACTCTAGTTATTAAATTTTTACCATCGGCTCCGATAGCATTTTTTAAAGTAGCACTAGTAGCAGCCCTTGTATTTTCAGTAAGTGTGGTAGCCATACCTGCATACTCATCTACAAATTTAGAAACTTGGTTTGAAATAAAATTAGTAGTAGCAGCCTTGTCCCCATCTCTTTCATTCATTAAACGAATCACGTTTTCATAGAATTTATAAGAATGTTCTTGTTTTAATAACCCATATTTACTTTCCAATTTTAAAGCTCTATAAGCAGATTCTTCTTTTAACTGATCAGTCGTTTTTATTATATCTTTTTCAAGACCTTGATTAAGCAAAGCAAAGTCTTTTCTAAGATCAGAATCAAGTTTCATTCTATCAGTCTCATATTGATTGTTTATTTGTTGAGTTTCTCTATCAAATTGCCTTTGCTTTTCAAACTCCTGCATTTTAAATTCTTCACTTTGGGCAGCATCTTCTCTTGTTTGTTGAAACTGTCCTTCTTGTTGATCCATTTGATCTCTTGACAAAGCCATTTGATCTTGGCGAGCTTGTCTACTTTCATCAGTAACCGCTGTTTGCTGTAGGTTTGCAGAAGCTCCTCTAGCTTGGTTAGGATCAAAAAAATTAGTTAATTGTGACATAGGGGAATCCTTATGTTGTTAGGGTTGGTAAACCAGCTGCTCCTGGAGCAGAAGCAATAGAAGCGAAAGCCATTTGAGCATTGAATCGAGATGCAGGAGAGAATTTATTTTGTAGCATAAAATTTGCTAATTGTATATTTCCTGCAGTTTCAGCAGCTGCTGCTTGGGTACTAAGACCGAAGATTTGTGATGCAAGCATTTGCCTAGCTCCAAAATTTTCTTGTTCCATTTGATTGATGACCAAAGTAGATTGTTTTTGATCCATAACATTTTGCAATTTAGAATCTTCTTGACTTAACGCATCTTTTAATTTTAAATCTGCTACCCCCAATAATGCTTGAGTTTTAAAGTTAGAAGCAGATAGTTCTGCTTGTGCCCCTGATATTTCAATTTGACTACCTATCGCTGCACCTTTTTGCTTGGCTATTCCTTGTTGTACTTTAACACCTGCGAGTCTTTCAGAGATTTTTGATTTTAACAGAGTTTCTTCTTTCATAACATTTCCAATTACGCCTTGAAGACGAGCATTGGTATCCATATCAATACTTCTATTAGAGGCTTCTATTTCTTGAGGAGTCATAGCAGACCCATCAGCACGAACACCTAAAGAATTAAATTCTTTTTTATTTTCAGCATTTCGTCTCAAAGCAAAAATTGCTGAAGAAGTAGCATCTACATTTAAATCCTGCTCTATCTCTTCTTTTGTTTCTTTAAGAATGGTTGCTGCTTCTTCAAAATATTCTTGACCAGCGTTTGAAACTTTATTCCCTAATCTCCCCATCTTTTTTGAAAACTTTTCTGCATCTTGTTTGTATCCACTAGTGAGTCTCTCAACTCCTACTCCAAAATCTTTCAAGGCTTTTGTTCTAGCCAGAGCTGACTCTTCTCTTTGTTGTTCTACCTCTAATTGTTTTCCCTCAAAGTCAGCGATCCTATCTTGTCCTGCTTCAAACCTTTCCTCCCCTATTCTTCCTAATTCTCCAATTTGTTGGTCAGCTATCTCTCTATTTTTTTTAGTGGTATCCCCAATCACTTGTTCTTGACTTTGCAATCTTTTAAATTGATTTAAATTTGCTTGCTCTCCTCTCATAAAATCAGATTCGATAGCTTGTCTAGTTTCTCCTAAAAAACCTTGCCCTGCAAAAGGGCTTTTAAGATTACTTGTTAAAGCAGCAGGTCCAAATACTTGTTTGCCTTGGTTAACTTGCTGTTGCATTTGATTCATCTTATTCAAAGCACCAATCCCAAACATTGGACGCCTTAAAGAATTTGTGTTAGGGCTTCCAAAAGGAGAACCAGAAAGTTGTCTTTGACTAGTTCCACCATATCCAAATATATTTGCCATTTTATACTCCTGGATGATTCCTATTGTAAGTTCCTAGAATCTTACCACTTACTAATACCGAGATCAATCTAAAAGTCAAGTCAACAACCTTTGCTTTAAAGAAAGGGACTAGACTAGTACTTTGAGTTCCAGTGGTCCCTCCAATAGAGATGAAGGTTCCACCACCTAAATTATTTGCAAAACCACTGTCAGGAGTACCATCTGTTTTAAGAGGTTTACCTGAAGCCAATGCGGTAGTTGCATTTCCTTCGTAAACACCAACTTCACTTCTCACTTGTTTAAAGTCTACAGAAGTGTTAGAAATATCACTAATTGCAACACCTATGCTATCAGCAAATTTAACACTATGGAAATCCATTGGGTTTATAACCCCATCAGCAGCAATATCTACTAGAGGGTGTCCAACGTATTCAAAAGGAATAGGGGATAAGATTACAAAATCCCCTGCCGTTGGACTAGTGCTATGGCCTTCTGGATGCAAAGTAATAGTTTGTTTACCTGAAGAGGGGCTATTATTAGAGATAGATAAGATAAGGAACTTTAGATCCCCAGTAGTTGAATCACCATTGGCATTGTCAGTAGTGTATAGATATTTGTAATTATCACTAGTTTTTAGATAAATAGAATCTAATACGATTGTTTTCTTTTGAACACTATTGACTGTAGTTCCTGTAGCTACACTAGCAATCACGATATTAGAAGCTCTACTTGAAACATCTTCTCCTGTAAGAAGCAATCGAGTTTGAGCATTTTCTTTCTTGTGATCGTATACCCATACTTTTGGCTTCCAATCACTAACTACTTGATTGTCTCCACCTGCCGTTACATATGGATAGTTCTCATGCAAATCACTAGAATTGGTAAGTTTAATGTTTTGAACAAACATCACTCTTTTCTCAAGTGATCCATCGTAATCAATACTTGCAGAAGTTAATCCTCTATCAGAAGGAAAGAATCCTGTACCTGCGGTAGTAAAGGGGACATCTTTCATCATGGTAATCTTTCCAGTATTAAACCAGAAACAAACCATTTCTTCTAAAGTAGGATTTAACATGTACACACAACTTACAACAGGATCAAAGTGCAGTTCACATTTATCGAGATTGTCTTTCCAATCATCTACTATTAATTGGTCTACAGATTTTACATCATCTAAACGACCACTTGAATCCAGAGTCTTTAAACCTTTTGTAGTCAAAAAGTAAATAGTATTGCCAACAGAACACGCTGCCTTTGGATTGACAACCCCATATCCTTTGTGTATCTCATTAACACGAAGAAAACCACCTACTCCAGAAGCTACTTTACGAATGTGGTATACACGGTCTTTGGAAAAGGCTAACATATTAGAGGCTGCTTTTTCAAACACTACCACACTTGAGTTACCTTCTTCTGGTAAGTAATAGTTACCAACAGGAAATAGTTCTGGGTTGCTTTCAGTAAGTGAGGACCAACGAAACTCCCCAATGTTTCTATAGACTTGAGAAGTAGAATTGTCTACTGTTTGAGGGGTGCCAGTAATGTTGGAAACTAACATAGTTCCTTCAAACAATTTACCTGCTCCACCAAAAGGCATAGTCTTATCAAAGTAAGTTTGATCTAGATAAGGTTCTTGGAAGATAAGTTGCTTATCTTCTAACTCAAAGTAGTAGATAGCATTTCGTATATCCGCTCCCACTTTCCATTCAGGATAAAGAGTGGCATCGTCTTTTAATTCATATTCATCAAGTTTAATAATTTTATCAAGGTGCAATACTGAAGCAGTAAGAGTTCCACCTGCATCTTCAGTTCTTACTGAACGATAGATAAAAGCTCTGTCCCATTTTTCACGATCATATTGCATATGAATACCAGCAAACAAACTGTTTACTACAGTACTTCCAGGGTCATCGTCAGAACTACTTTCATCACTTACTACGTTTTGAAAATCAGAACTTCCTAACTGTGCAAATTCAGAGACACTACTTTTTAAACCTGTATAACTGTTCGCAAATTGAACAGCCATAACATATCCACCTTTTTCTAATCGTTTTGGAGTCCTTACAATCTCATCGGATTCAAGATTAAAAGTCTCAGTCATGAGTAAAGAAGTCGTAGCCGTAAGATCGTCTGCTCCAAGTAAAGTAGTAGTGGAAGTACTAGTAGTAGTCTGCGTGGTCCCATCCACTCCCCCAGAAAAAGCAGAAGGAAAGTTCGTACCATAGACATCTATCATGTCTTGTCTAAGAGTACCTGTAATAGATGTGTTACCACCATCACCAAAAGAAGCTTGTGTAACGGTAAGGATGGCACCATTCAAAGAACAAAGTAATTTAGAACCATGACCAGCAGCATTTTCAATACAATTTTTTAAAGAAGTAGCTGCATCTGTTCCAGAACCTGATCTATTAAATTCTAAAGAACCTGCAGTCTCAGAATTTTTAGCGGTGTAAGTTTTTGAAGTAGTATCTGAAGATACTATAATCACAGTTTTATCAAGAGTTGGAGGACCTGCAGTAAAATCAAAAATAGCAGTAGCTCTTGTACCACTTGTAGCTTCTGTTCCACTTTCTGCAGCAGAAGTAAAGGTAGAAGTTCTAGTAGTTGATTCGTCAGTAGTGTACTCCATTGTGAAAGCTTCGGTGGTAAGGTAATCAGTAGTAAATTCTGTGTCACCAAAGTTAGTAGCTTCAAACAAAGTAACCAAGTAATCTAAGTCCCTGTCAAATTGAAAATACCCTTGTGTTCCTACTTTGTATTTCAAATCCCAAATGGGAATAGGATCTACATCTAATAAAGAAATCTTAGCCCAAGCAGTATGTTCATCCGTATGTCTTTCACCAACCTTTATCTCCATAACTTTGAAAGGATTGGTTTCTTCTGGGGAATAGAGAACAGGGCGTAATCCAGGACCTGTGTCATTGGATACTACCTCTGAAGGACCCTTTGGACCATCTTTACCACCAGTAAAGTTTGTGACTGTGAAACCACTTGATCCTGTTTGTTCTGCAGAAGAGTTTGTTTTATTTCCTGCGGTGCCTTTGGTAACTTGTGTGATATTTACTTTTGCTACATTTGATAAATCCCCAACAGCGGTAAATTTTTTATTGGCATCAATAGCAACTCTTAAATTAACAGCGGTTGCAGAATCAGAAGACTCTTTCTTAAAGAAAGCTATCCCCTCTGTATGCTCTGTGCTAGTATCAGTAGCATGGACTCTAAATTTGTAACTAGTGCCATCAGATGAAACAAGCACTACTTCATCTTCATCACCGTTAGCAAAAGCATTTATAGTGTTGGTGTTGTCTAAGTTGTGACTAATAGCGGTGTTTCCTTCTGCACCACCAATGTCTTGAGTAAGATTTGTTTTATTGGTAGTCACACCATCATCGGCTGCAGTAATTTTTACAGATCCTAAGTTATTTATTGCTGCAGTAATAGCTGATCTTTGTTGTGTAGTCGTTCCTCTATTACTAAAGATATTTCCGCTTGCTGCACCTGCTGCAATATTGGTACTATCACTAGCAGTAATTGTTCCAGCGTTTCCTTCAGCATCGGTAATACTCAAAGCTCTTGTGGTGCTAATAGTTCCTGTAACCGTAATAGAAGTAGTAGCAGCGGTAGGATTCTCAAGCTCGGAAGCATCTACCGTAACACTACAAGTAGCTGCTCTGGCTGGTGTTCCTGAAATAGCTCCTAAGTTGGTAGTGGTGCTATAATATTCAGCAGTTATTTCTGTACCATCTGTAGTGGTGGTACTAAGTTGACTAACTAAAGGACCTTTCTTTTGGACATAGAAACGGATAGGAGCTTCGCCTTTGATGAAGACATATCCTAATGGCCCAAAAGTTTCTACAGACATTTCTGCAGTACCACTTACATCTTCTGCAAGAACCAATCCTTTTCTGAAACTGTTAGTCTCTTTGTTGTAATAATCAATAAGAACATCGTAAGTCCCAAAACCTATGGTTCTGGTGGATAGGGAGATAGTCCTAGATACCCTATATACATAACCGTATGCAAAGTTATCTGACCCCAGAAAGAAGGTAACGGGAAAGAAATCATGCACATAAGAAAGTTGATTGTATTGGGCAGCCCCTGCAGCGTCTAAGTTTCCACCTCCTGAAGTAGGGTCGATTTCTTGGACTTCAAAGAATCCTCCTTGAGGCATCAAACCACCTTGCAAGGCACCATCAACACCTGTCAACTCATTTGCAAAATTAATACCAGTAGAGGTCCTTGGGACTCTCTTGTCCTGACTTATTTCCACTAATGGAAAAATCCAGTCTCTATCTTGATCAGTTGCCATTATGTTTCATCTTTCTTTTTTTCAACCCTTTTTATTGTAGTTAATATTGAACCATTTATGAGTTCTAATTTGTACTTTTCTTTTGGATCATTCTCCCAATTATAATACCAATCTGTTTCCTCTTTGGGCCACAGTTTCGCTGATTCTACTGCTTCTTCAAAAGAAACATACTCAAAACATTGAAGATTAGAATCTTTGTTGCAATTAAATATCTCCATACCCGCTTTTTCTAACAGAGGTTTTACAAGAGTAATTTGATTGATCATTTTAGGAAAAGATTTTTCATTGTTTCTACTTTGAGCCTTTGTCTCTTTATTTTGTGTGAAAGCGTAAGGACTCTCAGAAACAGGGAATTTGAAATCAACTCCTATCAAATACACTCGACTGAATCCAAAGTAGTGAGCTAATTGCAAAGTACTTAAAAAAGTATTTCTGTCTCGGTATTTTACTGGACATTTTTTATCACAACCCCAATTGATAGATCTATGGTCTAAGAAACTTCTCTGATGCAACTCTAAATTTCTTTTAAATAGGTAGGTATTTGGGGTTTCTCGTGGGGTCAATGGGACTTCTACAAACTCACCATGCTTGTTTTTAGTACGAATAAAATCGTTTCTTCTTCCCTCTGGACAGAGCTTCATAATTCTAGGGTTCATCCATCCCCACCCTAGAAATCTTCCGGGGGGATCTTGGCAAATCATGATATCCACAGGAACTTTAGACCAAGCGTTATTAATCCCTATAACCATCATTCCTGACTGTTCTAGTTTCTTTAGATCTAGATTGTTGAGCGATGGCCCTCCCCCAGAAATAAAGCAAGTCATACCCTTGTAAAGATTACGAAGGTCTACAGGTTTACCATTGGGTCTTTTTAAAAAGGTCAAAGATTCACTCTCTCATAGAATTGCACAAATTCACCTAATCCTATGGGATAAGGAAGATATCCTCTGTCTAAAAACTTCTTTTGAAAAGGTTCAATAGGGATTTTCCACAAGTTATCATGAATTTGTTCTCCCTTTTCTGGGTGCAACTCTTTCCCGTTTTTCATTACTTTTCCATGAGCTTTATAATAGTGGTAGTCTTTATCTAAGAGAGAATGACTTGCTTCTGGCTTGGCATTGAAATCACAGACAAGATTAAAAATCTCGTGGTTTGGATACAAAGTACAATCCACTAATTGTTTATAAGGAGGATCATGGGCTAAATCTGCAAACTGAACCATAGCATCGCCTATTTCTGCAGAAGGATCTCCAACTATACAAAGGTCTATATCCCAAGTTTCTAAATAAGGAAACATTCCCCAAACATAAAATTTATAAGTAGATTGAAGTTCTTGAAATAAAGAAAAGTAGTCTCGTAACAACGTCATGAAGACATGGGGGCAAGGTCTATCCCAACGGAAGACTGTTTCTATATTCCCTTTTTTGTAATGAAAATTAGACATAAGTTATCCTTTAATCACAATCTGGTCCACAATCAGGATCATCACAATACAAAATTCCTGCACATGCAGCCCCAGGTCTACAGTCTTCTTCAGCACACTCGATAGGATCAGTATTTATAATGAATACTCGATCTCCATTTCCAAGTCCTGGGGGTCCTACAGGGGAGGGTCCTGGTAATCCTGTAGGTCCAGGAAGTCCACTAAATCCTCTAGGTCCTCTAGCCCCAGTTGGTCCTGTAGCACCAGCTTGACCATCTGCACCATCTGCTCCAGCAGGACCTGCGGGTCCAGCAGGTTGGTCTACCCCTATACCGTCTGCACCTTTTGGACCTTCTGGTCCAGTTTCTCCAGTAAGACCTACCTCTCCAACAGATCCTATGATAGGAGGTTGAGGAGGAGGTGGAATTGTAAAATTAAATTCTTTTGCAGGGATATCAAGATCAGGTGTAAGTTGTCTTTCTAATAAAGATCCTACTCTTGCAGCCGTATATATGGTAGTGGAATCAATTTTAAAACCGTCTTCCATAATGAGATAAGGGTCCCCCTCTGCTCGAATACTCTTTTGAAAAAAAGTATTAAACAGATTTTCTCTGGTAGCACCATCGTTTCCCATGATGCCTTTTCTTTGGTAATAAGTTTCTCGGTAAGAAGTTTGGAAACCCATTATCCACCTCCACCACCAGGATTAGGACAGCAAGCACCTGGAGGTCCTTTTGCACCAGTTGGCCCAGCGGGACCTTCTGCCCCTTGAGGCCCAGGAAAACCTTGAGGACCTCTTGAACCTGTGGGACCAGTAGGACCAGTAGGACCATCGGCTCCATCATTCCCTGCAGCTCCTGCAGGTCCTGGGGGCCCTGGACCACCTGCTATTGCATTTTCACCAGCGGGTCCAACGGGTCCAACATTTCCAACAGGTCCAGGCAATCCAAGAGGACCTGTTAAGAATCCAGCAAAAAGATCGGCACATTCCCCATCAAATCTTCCCTCTTCAAATTTATTATTATCATTGCAATTAAACCTGCAAATATTACTAACTTGTCGAATATTGGTGATGACTCCCCCTATATTCGTTTCTCCTGTGCTTAATTTAGTAACATTTTCTACTGTGTATTTAGAAGCCCCTACATTGCTAAAAGGTATTTCTTGCAATCCTTCATCACGAAGACCTTCATCTCTAAAAGTTTTTTGAAACAAGGTCGTATGGGTTTGTTCAATAGAAGGTCCAAACTGAGGGGTCAGAAAATACTGAAGACCAGCAGAAGAGATATTTAATGGGTTTGGCATTCCTACCTCATAATAGCTCTAGACATATTGTCAACTGTGTTACCATCAAACTTTTTACCGACTCTTGCTTGCATATTGCTTCGGTTGTCTATGATTGATTTGATTGCCATTTTGTACTGGGTGACAAGGTAATTCATTTTTTTAGCGGTTACATCTCTACCTGCACCAAGATCCATAGCAGCACTAAGAGCAATCGCTTGGGATAAACTAGTTACCCCTTGAGGAACTATTTCATATCGTAAACCACTAGTGCCTCCACCTATATTTACAAAGGCTTCATCAACTGTTACTTTTTCAGTAGCGTAATCAAAGCTCTTAATTATTCTTTCTTCTACTGTGGTGTTTCCTGATCTAAACAAACGGATAATGGCTCCTGTAAAAGCCTTGTCTCGCTTGTCAAAATATCCTATGTCGTTGGCACCACTTAATGCAAAATCCAAAGTAACTACTTTTTTAGTCCCATCTAAAGAAGCACCATCATCGGAGTAATGCATTTGGAAATCACCGTTAGGGATATAGAATACTGTGATAGTATCGCTTTCTTGAATGTGGGGTCTAAAAGCTATAGTGTTTCCTTCTATTTGCCAATGAGGACCAATAACATCAAATTCATTACTAGGTTTTACATCTCTAGTTACTCTTCCTGTAGTAGAATCAATTTTTCCTACTCGGTATATTTCCCCTACATTTGGAGGCAAAACATAACGATTAACACCTGATTCTAAAGTAATTTCATGTTCCAGTCGAATAGGGTTGTCAGCTCCTAAATTGACTCTTGCCATAACATTGACCATAGCTGGAGTAATAAAATTAGCTAACAAAAAATCATTATCATATTTTGCATTGGTCGTAGGCTCGTCTAGATAAGCTCTTGTTTTATCTAAAAGAAAATGAATAATCGAATCTTTTGCATTCATGAATAATATTTCCTACCTGAAGATTTAGTAAGTTCTATTAGATTATCTGCAATTCCAGTGCTTTCGCTAGTAAAATTTGAAGTATTTCTTAATGATAGTGCAGCATCGTCCATTCCTCTTCTTTTTAACCATTTCACGGTGTCTTTTTTATGCTCTTTGTCAGTCTCACGTTGGTAGATTTCTTGAGAAGCTTTCTTTTTTTGCCTTGATTGCATTTCTGCAACAATTTCTTCTTGAGGTCTTAGTCTTGCTCTCATGAAATCAAGATTACTCCAACCACCATTTTCAAAGCTTTTAAAAGAAGTTTCTAATTCTTTGCAAATTTTTATGTCTTTATCCAACCATTGACACAGAACATAATTACCTGTAAAGAGATGGTAATAGGAAAATAGGTCCCACCTTCCTAATTCCCTATTTAAAAAATCTGCCCATCCCAAACAAAGAACTCTATGCTGTCCTTCTAACCTTAGACCGTGAGCATTGGGTTCATATCCGATTTCGATTGCGTTGTATTGATTGTTCATAATAATAGTATACCAAAAGAAATAGCCCCCCCACAAGGAGGAGGCTATTCCCAGAAGAGAGGCGTGACTTATTAACCTGCAAAGGTTCTATCAGTAGAAATACCCTCTAGAATCATTCCTGCTGGTTGATCTGGGACCAACTGCATTCGTAACATACCAGGCATTTGTATACCCTCAGTAACTCTACTAATGTTACTTACGGATTTAGTGATTGGTAAACTATTACCACCACCTGTTAATGCACCAGCAATGAATTGGAATGGAACGAAAGACTGTTGTCTAGGATCGTTTTGTAGACCATTGTAACTTGGAGGAACAATCTTTTTAAAGTTTTGTCCACCTTTACGGATACCATACATAACACCATTTTCGATGAATTGTGAAGTATACCCTTTATAGGTTCTACCATCCATTGTGAACTGGAATCCTTCATCAGATCCTTGTCCTTGGTTGACAGAAGACAATGCACGAGTACGATCGATTTGTTCACGACCAATTCGTGTAGCCTCGTAGCTTAACCAAACACCATCTGAAGCAACAAGACAGTCAATATACTGACCATACTTATTCTTAGCAGCATGGAATCTTCGTAAGAACTTACGGAGTTTATGCTCAGTTAACTGACCAACACTAGATATACCAAGTGATTTAAACTCAGGATATTGGTTTACATTGATCTTACCACGGGAACCACTACCTATAGTGACAGCTTCTCCAACTAGTAGATCACTATCTTCAGTGTTGCTTCCGTCAATAGCAGTAACACCAGTTCGTAGCCATGATCGAATACCAGCGATACCTTTAAAGGATTTGCGTTGTGCTTCAGCATCTGCGCCACCACTAGGTCTTCGGTCTTCATGAGAAATACAAATGAAATCGTTAGCAGTCAAATTGTAGTCATCAGCAGCAGTACCATCGTCACTAACAGAGTTAGTAGTCAAAGTTACTTTACCTGCTAATTCATCAACAGCAGTAACTACAAGACGAACACGAACGCCACTTTTTTCATTTAAACGAGCAGGTTGACCAGTTCCTGAATCAGCTAGTGAATCATAAATGTCAACAAGCATACCTACAGCAAAACGGTCTACACCGCCACCTTCAGTAGTATCGTTGATGATATCAATAGTTTCTGATTCTTTTGCACTTACATCAAATGTAACTGTAGAACCAGTATATTGAACCAATCGGTGTTGTTTGTTTTGACTTGTGTACCAAGAGTTACAAAGAGTATGAGCAACATTCTTTGCAAAACCTTCCATCTTAGGACCGATTACTTCACCAATAAAGGCTGGTGTAGCTTCGGCTTGCATTTCACCAAGAGTCATCATGAGGTTAGTCATCATAGCTCTCATTGGAACAGCAAGTTGATATGGGGTGGCATTAGGACCTTTGGTAGCATCAGGCCATACGTTATCTATACCAGAGAAATGTACTCTAGCACCTGCGTTAGCAGTACCAAGTATTGAATCTTGGTTATCACCATACAAAGCAAAATCCTTACGAACTGAACCATCAGGTTCAATAACTCCTGCAAGTGACCCCATATAGGTTTTGATATAAAGCATATCACGACCAATATTGTCAACAGGAATAACACCTTGGTTTGTTACCACGGTTTCTTCCCAAACGGGATCAAGAGAAGGTAAGAACATCTCAATGTTTTTATTGAGAACTTCTTCAATTCTGTCTGTATGGGTACTAAAAAGACTATTAGCAGTAGCAGTCATTTTTTACCCTTTCATTAGGCTTTTGTTTCCCCTCCAAGACTTATTTCAGCAGCCAGACGAGATAAGGCATCATTAGTGAAATCTTTCACTTTGTTTTCACCTTTACCCATAACTCTGTCTCCTGGTTCGTACTTAGGAGGTTCCACAGGTTTGGAATTAATAAATGAATGTAACTCAGATGCTGTTTCTGGTGATCGTTGAATGCGATCAGGATCACCAATTACCGTCCTGAATTTTGCAGCCACCGAATCGGCTGCACGATTAGTTTCTTCAGCAAACCATGAATTGTCAAATATTCCTCCAGCATTTTTTCTATTCTTGAGGTTGTTCATGGTTTCTGTCATAATTTCCTGCTTCATAAGCTCTAAACGGCCATCTGTATTTTCAGAATTGTTTAGAGTATTAAATCTTTGCAACAAATTATTTATATCTTTGTGATTTGCAAATACATTATCAACGGCATTGTTCAAATCACCTTTTAAAGTACTAGAGTTTATTTGTTTTTGTTGTCTCTCTAGAGCTTCAATTTGTTCTTGTTGTTGGCGAATAACATCCTCGTAAGGATTTTGTTGAGGGGCTTGTTCTTGCATGGGAACTCCTTGTGGGGCTTCTTCTGTTCTTTGACTCATCGTATTAATATAATGAGAAATTTGTTGATCATCGTATCCTTGCTGTTGCAATAAATATTTAACACTATTTAGCTTTTCAGAACTATCAGTAAAATTGTCATTCAACAATTTATCAGCATGTTGCTTGTAATTTTCTAAAGATTCGTTTTGTGTTTTTGCTTCATACAAAGCATTTTTAACTTCTTCTGCAGTAAGTTGTTTACCATCTACTTCAAAAGTTTGAGGTTCAACAGGTGTTTCCACAGCTTGGGGTGCCTCTTGTGGGGTTTCCACTGGGACTTGATTTTCTTCACTCATCTACATTCCTCCTTGCAAGGCTAGAGTGTCTTCTGGGTTGGGAACAGCATCAGGCATTACTTGTCCTAATGACTGCATTAAAAATTCACGATACCCCTTAAATACATCTTGCACTTCAGGATCTGCCACTCCCATTACTGGCGAAGTCATGAAGCTACTTAATACTCTTAGTTGCAACTCTGGTAAAGAAGTTTGTGGAGTTACTATAATTTGTCCTGGAGTAGATCCATCTCCAAACAACAACAATATATTCCTTATAATTTGTTCATAAGCATTTTTTTCTGTATCCATATACATAGCTACATCAATACCTTCTTCCATAGCGTATATTTTAAAAGCCATTGGATCGGTAAGACCACTTCCTAAGTATTGTAAGAGTTCTGCTTTTTTAGCTGCTTGGCTTTCTGGAGTCCTTTGTCTTATTGTAAACTTAAGGTCTTGCAATGTTGGAATAGGATTGATCCCACCAAAACTAATTAAATTTTTCTGGGGGTCGATAATGACACCAGCTAGATCAAGAGTTAATTTTTCAACTCTTATTTGCATAGGCATTGCTGTTAGTTGTCTTACAATCCCATTTAAACAAGATTTGTAACATTGTGAGAAAGCTTTTTCTACACCACGCATAGGAGTGTTCATAGCAATAGAAGCTTGTTCTTGCAAAGCACTTAACCCTGCTGCAGAATCTATTCTACCTTTTTCACTAATCAAATCACGAATAGGATTCAAACCATCCATAAGTTGTTTGGCAAACATAGCAGTTTGTCCAGGAACTTGTCCCATAGTCGCAGGACTTATATTGAATGGTCGAAAACCTTCTGCTACAGGATCGGGTTCAAAAGGTAAAACTTTAAGACCTTTCCCTACATCACGAAGTAAAGATCTTTCGTTTACTTGCCCTTGAGGCATAACAAGAACACCATACTTATCAGCATCATGTACATTGTTAAACAGATTCTTTATTAATTTTTCCATCTCACGACTTACACCAAAGAGTAAGTCAAACATCCCCATACCGTGGAATGTTCCGTTTTCCATAAACCTAGCAAAACCAATAGGGCAATACACTTCAAGTCCCTCAAAATCTTGATCTTCTATAATATATTCACCACTTGCTATCACATATTTTGTTACTGTTTCTGCAGCACCAAAAGTCCATAGCTCTCTTATTTTTACCAAGTGGTGATGTTCTTTATCTACTCCTGAAGTACTTTTACCTGTGTTTATAGAATATCCAGAATTAACATCCCTATTGTAGAAATTATCATCATCGTCAACCCCATACACTTCACCAATCTGAGCTTCGTAGTATTCCATTTTTCCTAGATTCTTTTTAATTCTAGGACCATAGAGATCTGTCAAATAACTCATAGGAACTACACGCTGTCTCATAAGACCATTTGCTTTGGTGTAATCTTCTCCTACTGAAGGGAATGGGAACAATTCTCTAGGGTGGACTACTTCAAGATCTGTGACCAAACCTACCGTTGGGTGGGTAGATACATGTCCTGCAAGACCACAACTTCCTAACGCTGCAAAAATATAACTAAATTCTGTTTTAACTTTTTCTATTTGGTTGTTATTGATCGTTGAATCTAAAAGGATTTGTGCAACTGATCGTTCTTTTATGGCAGATAAGGTATGTCCTTTTCTTTCTACTTTAGGGGAGAGATCTAAAGAAGCAATAGTACTGGATACTTTATCTATAGCAGCAATAAGCTCTTGTGATTGAAACTCTAAGCGTCCATCTTCATCAAGAAAGTGAGGGCTTAATCTACCCAAACTAGGATCAAAAACATCGAACCGCCTAGCACCTTGCAAATAGTGGTAGGCAAGAAGCCACATAGTTCTTCTGTAGTTAAGGTTTTGTTCCTCACGCTCTGCATGTTGGTCAATAATATTTGCTAATGCAGTAGGGTCTTTTGGAAGCTTAATCGTTTCTATCATTTTTTTCTACCGATTCGTATTTTTTCTTTGCAAAACCACCAGGTTTAAAGCCAGAAGGCATTCTACTTTCTAGATGCACATTTTTCAAACTATCTAATTGAATATTATTAGTTTCAGTCGTTGGCCCTTCGTACACGATGTTCTGCTCCTTAATTAGTTGCAAACTCTTATCGTTCGCTCCTTCGCCATAATAACACCGAACTAATTTTTCGTAATATGCAAAAGGTACTAAAACATGATTATTAAACTTTGGATCTTCCATCTGATTGGTTCCTTTCGTTTTCTCGATCTATCCATCCTACTATTTTATGAACAGGAATTTTATTAAAATCCATTTGATTTATAACATTGGTTCCAGTTTCTTCATCGTGCAAAATACCTTTATCCATGAGTTCTTCCGCAGTCAATTTCCTTTCTCCTTCGGTCCAAGCCCTATTTAATCTTCCTTTAATTACAAATTGTGACATACATACTGCATCAATTTCATCATCATGTTGCAATGCACCATCACGAGCTTCGGGATTAAATTGTTCAAATTGATCAATCAATCTTTTAAAAGGGGGAGCAGAACTTCCCAAAGGCATTTTTAATAAACCATTTTCAATTCGGTATTGGAGATTTGCAATTTTACTAGTCTTGTCCATCATTCCAGGATGCAACTTTTTGACGGCAGGAATGTGATCAAAATCTACCATTCGAGTATTAAACACCGATTGTAGTGCTGTAATCAAGGATAATCCTTGTTTTATTGCTTCTGGATGGATAGTTGGAACTTTCCATTTGTTTGCTATTTCTGTAATATGTTTTACCAATTCGTTTTGATGGCAACGACCAGACCACAGATCCAACACAAATAAAACATTGTCTGAGTTGATAGCCATTACGCAAGCAACCTTTCGATCACTGTCTTTGGTAGCGGTGTAACTAGTATCTACCGTCATAAAGGTTCTAGTATTTGCAATAAAATCTACAAAAGGAACTCTATGGACACCTCTTTCATGTTTCCAACAAAACAAAGTTTGACTAACTATAGGATTCTCTTTCCAATATTCATCTACATTTTCTAACCACCAACCATTATCTTCTCTCGTTAACTCAGGAAAAAAGTTGTCTGCAGAGTATCCAGGGTTTGCCATGTACTCAGCCATAAAGTTAGAAGATCCAATAATCTCTTTTATTTCTTCTAAAGAAACCCTATCTTTTACGGAAGGATTTTCTTTTTTATATTGTCTTGATGGAGGCCACATCTCAGGCCAACATGATTGCATATTTCCTTCATTATCTTCATAGGCAGCTCGAATGATCATTCGACTCCAAAGATCAAACCTCGGATCTTGTGCATCTCCACTACCATCTTCTTTTGTTTGCAAAGCATGCCAAGCATAATGCCTACGAGAAACAAAGGTAGCTAACCAATCTACACCACAACCTGCACGCATAACCATCGGTAAAACCACTTTAAATAACAAGTTATCCATATAAGAACGAAGTACTGACATAGAAGTACTGGCTCTCGGATCATACTCAGGGTCATCAAGCACATAACGTCTAGGTCTACCACCCCGCTGTCTTGATTCAGCAGAAATACATCGTAACCAACTACCATTTTTTAGTTGCATCAACTCCGTACCAAACGGAGCTTCTCCTCTTCTAGGGATAATTCTTTTATCTGGGAACTCATCTGCCCAATCATTAAAGATTCTTGCGTTGTTTTGAAACTGATCTTTGATAGACTGACCAGTTCCTTTTGCATTGTCATTGGTAGATGTTGCATACAATATGGTGTACATGGGTCTGGTCAACATCCTAAGTAGTATGGACTTGCGAACAAGGAAAGACTTCGCAAATCCACGAGGAGCAATAGCTATATTTCTACTAGAGGAAGCCCATTGCCTCAAGATATCCCAATGACCTTTAGGAGATTTCAAAGGTTCATCATCGTAAAACAAACAATCAAACTCATTTTCAGGATCAGGATTCAAATAGTAAGTATCAAAAAACTTTACTGAAGCAGCAAAGGCATCGGCTTTTTGTTGTGGTGTTCCGTTTACCAACCATTGCCTACAAGCATTGACTCTTGCCTGACGTTGACCATCCTCTGTTAATTCTAAATAATCAGGAGGTAAAGGATAAAAAGGATTAGGTTTTACTAATTTCATCTAGAGGAAGAGGTATGGGAAGTAGCTCTGTACAAACTTAAAGTTTTAATAAGTTCGTAAACTCCTATTCTTATAATGGTTTGAAACATTCCTCTTTCATCTTGATTCGTAAAACTATTTTTTTGTAGTTCTACAATAATACTCCCTATTCCTGCCCTTACTTTATTAAGTTCAAACAACTCTTCTTTTAAAAGTTTTACCGCTAAACTGTATCCTAAATAACTTTCAAGATCCCTTATCCCAAAATCAAAAAAAGAAGACCCCATAGATTGGTATAACACATCTTCATCAGAAAAATAAATTCTTTCTAATGCTTTGCAAGTGGACTCACTAAAGCTGTTTGGGAGGGAGAGATTCGAGGTTTTTGTCACTGTTTGGTTCTTGTTCTCTTCGTTCATTGTGTTCCTTCATATTGTTTAAAAGTTTTTGACTCGTAACGGATTGCCTTACATTGGCATTCCTGTCTTGATCATTATAACTAATTGATTGCTCTACGTTACCTATCAACCCATTCGTAGTAGCAACTTCTTTCATTACTGATCTGAAATGTTTAAGAGCAGGGAGAGAAACTTTAGGATCAGGATCTCTAATCAATTGAATAATAGTGTTCATTTCCTCCATTACATCAAACTGACTAGCCTTTAAAGAAAGGTTAAATCCATCCATCCCATAAAATGAAGTAATATCACTCTTCTTAACTATCTCTTTTGAACTCATCTTTTACCTCTTTCACATCCCCCAGAAAATTCTTGGCTTTGTTTCTAGCGTATTTAGTGAAGGTTTTTTGTGCAATGTCTGGTGCTGCATGAACTCCCGCTGCGATCATACGATCCGCAGCTTTCTTTGCAGCATTCCTAACTTCATAGGTAATTTTTCCACCTTGGAGTTTATGAGTAGCCATAAGTTCTGCAATGGTTTCAGATATGTTTTCTTTGAAAGATTCAATGTTTAACATAGAACCTTTTCGACCACGGGCTGGGAATACAAAATCATCATTACCAATCTTAGTGATGTGTTTGATAGCTAATTGAAAAGCAGTCATTTCAACATACCACTTGTGTCCTATTTGTATTCTAGGTACTCGTAAAGCTTTGCAAAATTTACGAAAAGAAATCCGAGTGCAACCCATTTCTCTTGTATACCAATCTTCTGTTAATAATCGAAGACCACCACCAATTCCAATATAAGGTTGGTCCACAATTATTTCCTTAACTGCTGTTGAGTTAAAGTAGGATCTGCAAAGGGATTCCCTTGAAGACCTGCAGCTTTTGAACCTTTATCTACCGTCATAGTCCCTAAAGTAAGTTTTGCATCTCTTAATACTTTTTGGTAATCTTTAGGAGAAAGGTTTATAGTTGTAGGGTTCTTTCCTCTTCCTGTTTTTGCAAGAGTTCTTGAAGTAGGTAAAAGACCTTTAATTGCTCTAGCTGTTTTAAAACCTCTTTGTGCAGCAAGCAAAGGACCAGCACCAGGTAGTAAGTAAAGAAGATTAAAAGGGTCTGTAGCTTCTTTTAAAGCATTTTCTCCTAAAGAAGAAAAGAAAGTCCCTACATCAAATCCTGCAATATTATTATCTAAGTCTTTTTGGGTATTTTGTTGTTCAAGATCCAATCTTCTTTTAGCTCTTGCTTGTGCAGACTTCGCAGCATTTTGTAAACTTAACTGTTCTAATCTTTGCATTTCTATTTGTCTAGCAGCATTTAGAGCTTCCAACCCTAAAATCCTTTGGAATTTTTTATTGTCTTTTTCATTTTTTGAAGATTCTATTTCAGCAATTTTATCCCCTATTTCTTCTGAGGATAAACCCTCATCTTGCATTTTATTTATGAGTTCTGCCCTAGCAGAACTTTCTGCCATGACATCTTTGCCCCCCGTAATAATCTTATTTAATTCTTCATTTACTTCAAAGTCTTTTCCTACTCCTGTTTCTTGGGTGAGGGGTTTTGGTCCCATTTCACCCCTTTCAATTCTAATTTCTTCTTGTACGTTTCTTCTTTCTTCAATATCTCTGATTCTTGCTTCTCTATTTAAATCACGTTCTTTTTTTCTTGAGGCTTCAGTTTTTGCACCTTTTAATCTATTCTCTCTATCTCGCAAAGCACCTTCTAATCTTTTTCTAGATTGGATTCTTCTTTCTCCTGGTGTCCTACCAAAACGATCCGTTCCCATTCCTGGTCTTAGATAACGCATATCATAAAGTTGATCATCAGCAGCACTGGCTTCTGCAAGTTCTTGAGGACTGTACAACTCTGGTGCATTTAATCTTGCAGCCACTCTATACAATCTACTTTCTTCACTTTCATTTGTTGGAACAATCGCTTGTGTATTTGTTTCGGTTGTGCTAGAATCAGGACTCTTCGCAGAACCATCAAAACCTCTATCTTGTAAACCAGAAACTAATCTATCCAATAACTTATCTATATCAATATTTTTAAAAATATCAGTTGTTCCATTTGCCATTTAAAGACTCCTGTACTTTTTATTTTTTACATGCTCTTATGAGCAGGAAAGGACTCCGCCGTGAGAATAGGTACACAAGAAAGACCGATTGAATCGCCAGAACCCATGAAGGTTGCTGAAGCCGTAATTAGACATTCTTTCCATACACCGAACAATACCAGAGGATTATGGTTTCATCAAGGTAATTATTACCATTGGTACTCTAATCGTTGGGTTATTAGGAATGAGGAGTGGATTGAAGATTATCTGTGGAGAGAATTGGAGGACGTTTTTTACAATGACTTTCGGGATGGTCAACAAATTGCAAGAAGGTTTAATCCAAATAAAACCAAGGTAGACAATGTGGTTCGAGCCTTAAAAGCAAAAATACGTTTTCAACAGGTTCATACCCCCGCTTGGATCCCCAATAAACCAGATAGCCCTGATGCCACAGAATGCATTGCTTTTGAAGATGTGGTTGTAGATACCAAGACAGGGAATACGATAGGCAGGAACGAATGTTGGTTTGACCATGCGGTAGTTCCTTGCGATTACGATAAAGATGCAAAATGCCCTACTTGGCTTCGATGTGTAAAAGAATGGGGTGAAGGGGATGAGACTTGGGCTGAGTTGTTGCAAATGTACATGGGTTACTGTTTGATGAACCATCGTAGAAAAGCCAAGTGGTTATTGATGCATGGTAAGGTCAGGAGTGGTAAAGGCACTATTGCAAAGGTATTGAAGACCATGATGGGCTTGGAATCATTTAAAAGCACTTCTTTGGATGATTTGTCTAACGATTTTGGTTTGGATGGATTGCAAATAGCTAGGGTGTTGTTGATTAGTGAGGTAAGTGATTTAGATACTAAAGCAGGTGAAAGGGCTGTTAGGGTATTGAAACAGGTGATTGGTCAAGATCCAATGACTATCAATATTAAACATCAGAGGCAATTGCAAAATATTACTGTTAATGCTGCTCCAATCATTCAGGCTAATGAGATTCCACAGTTACCTAATAAGGGTAGGGGTTTGAGTAGTAAGATGTTGGTATTACCATTTGATGTGTCTTTTGAGGGTAAAGAGGATGATAGACTTATTGATAAGTTGTTATCAGAATTACCAGGTATAGCTTCATGGTGTATTGAGGGAGCTAAGAAAGTAACCGCTGGTCAGAAGTTTGTAATGCCAGAGTCTGCTACGGAAACTATTAAGATCTACCATTTAACCAATAATCCCTTTGATCATTTCTTAGAAGAGCGATTTAACCGTAATAAATCAGGTTTTGTAGCTTCTGAGCTTATTTGGAACAATTGGCTGGAATGGGTAAAAGATAACCACATTCGTAATTTGTATATTCCTAAAAATCAACTATTGTCTAGAATACAAACAGAGTCTAGTTGGCATCTCAAAAGACATCGAGAGCCACAAGGAGGCAAAAGAGGTCTTATGGGTCTATCTTTCCGAATGCAATTTCAGGAGGTCTAGTATGTTTTCAGGTAAAGAAAAGATGAAGTTGTTTATTCGTAGGAAGATATGTTCTAGTATAAAAACTCTAGATGAGGCTACTCCACATATGCTGGAGTATTTCTTCTTATCTGATTACGAATGGCAACACGGTGATGTAGTTGCAGACGAAAGTGGTAATTTGTGGAAATATTGCATTGAAGAGTATGGCATCTTTTTGGTAGCAGAAAATGCAAACGACCAAGGTATGATACAATTGTTACTGTTAAAATAGGAAGAGTACCAGAGGTACCACACTTTTAGAACAAAGTTTATTATTATAAGAATTTATTGTAAAAGTATTTTGTAAAGTATGGTACTACTGGTACTAATTGCAAATAAAGTATATAAATAAAAAATTCTGATACGGAATAGGTGTTTTGCTGCAAAATGCAGACCGACCGAGGGGGCTTGCCGCGTCTGCGTCCGATAACCTAAACCTGCACAACGTCCGATAATGTAAAAGTGACCATGTTAAAATAGGTAAGATAGAAACAGCCAACCCGCAAGCGTGGAAAGTGTTAAAAAGTATTCTAGACTTATTAATTTTTTTATTGCCTAGACTCTAAAATAGGACAGGGGTCAATTTTATTTATCTTTTTCATTACATAGTCTTACAAATTAATTGCAAATAGTTGTTTCTTCGTGTAAAATCCTAGAGTGCTAATAGTGGCACGAAAAAAAAAGGAGTGCATAACAATGCCATATGAAAGCGAAAAATATCAAGAGTTTTTAAAGTATCTAGTAAATTTGGATTATAGCGATTTTCAAGAGCAGATCGAAAAGTACACCCAATTAAAACCAGAAGAACGCACCGATGAACAAACCGCTGAATTTTATACTTTTTTAACCTATCGATGTTTTCATGATATTGGACTAGATAACAATAAAGACATAGCAAATTTACAAGCTTTAGAAATGCATCTAAATTATTTAGATGAATGTGAATGCTCTCTAGATATGAATAAAGCACAAATTAAACTACATGAGCATTCAGTTAAAGAGACGAAGAATAAAATTAACTACATACTTGAGAGCTATCCTAATCTATCTTGGTATCACCAAGAGGATTGTAGGGGATGTAGTGTACACATTTACGCTTTAAAGGATCTAAAAGAGGGCGATAAGATACACTTAAAATACAACACGATTGGGCATCCTGTAAGTAGCCAAGATTTCTTATATGACGATGCAACCGCATATATTGATTATGATATGAGCGTACTTTAATAAGACGACATAGGGAACATTCTTAGAGTGTTCCTGATGTTGTTTTAATAGTGAAACAA